TGGGATGTAGGATCCTACTGTCATAAGATCTATGCTGGTAGAGAAAGAGAAACTGATTCACAGGTTATTATTACTACTTGGCAATCCATATACAAACTACCAAGAAAGTATTTTGAAAGATTTGATGTGGTAGTTGGTGACGAAGCACATCAATTCAAATCCAAATCTCTTGTTGCCATCATGACTAAGTTGGGTAATGCCAAGTATCGTTATGGGTTTACAGGAACTCTAGATGGAACAGAAACTCATAAGTGGGTACTGGAGGGGTTATTTGGTCCTTCATATAAGATCATTAAAACAGACGAGCTCATGAAGAAAGGTCATGTGGCGACGTTGGATATTAACGTGCTTCTATTGAAACACCCTGCACATAAATTTGAAAACTTTGAAGATGAAGTTCAGTATATTATTACTCATGAAAAAAGAAATAGGTTAATTCGTAATCTTGCTCTAGATCTTAAAGGTAACACCCTTATTCTATTTGCTAGAGTAGAAGCACATGGGGAGCCTCTTTATGAGATGATAAATAGTAATACACTAGAGCAGAGGCATGTATTCTTTGTTCATGGTGGAGTACCAACAGAAGATAGGGAGAAGATTCGTGAAATTACAGAACAACAAGACAACGCTATTATTGTTGCCAGTTATGGTACTTTCAGTACTGGGATTAACATTAAGCGGTTGCACAACGTCATCTTCGCCAGTCCCTCCAAGTCCAGGATTAGGAATCTCCAGTCCATCGGCAGGGTCTTAAGAAAAGGAAACGGAAAAGTAAAAGCAACTTTATATGATATTGCCGATGATATCAGTTATAAGTCTAGAAAGAATTACACATTAAACCATTTAATAGAGAGGATCAAAGTCTATAACGAAGAAAATTTTAATTATGATATCGTAAATATACCAATAAAAGCATGATGGGAGAAGAATTTCACGGAGTAATAAAATTAGTAACTGGTGAAGAAATATTTGCCACGATCTCTATTGATGAAAATAATGGAGATCCAATTATTATGGTACAAGATCCAGTTATAATGAAAGTATTGCAAAATCCAACTGGTCAGTATGTTAAAGTAAGACCTTGGTTAGAATTACCTGAAGATAATATATTTTTACTTAAATATGAAAAAATTATTACTATGACGGAAGTTAAAGATTCTCAAATGATTGAATTTTATCAAAGATATTTAAATGATGATAGTCTTGATATGGAATTTGATGGTAGAGTAAAATTAAATCCTAGATTAGGATTGATTACTACAGTAGAAGAATCTAGAAGAAGACTTGAAGAAATTTATAAAATTAATATAGAAAATTAAAGCTATCTCTTCCAACCCTCACAAAGGGTATTGTACAGATATTTTGATACCTTGTCAAGTCGAGTAAATAATGTTATAATATAAACATTAACAACAAGGGAAAACCAATGTTATGGCAAAGAAAAAATCTGAACATTATGTAAATAATAAAGAACTGTTAGCAGCATTGATAGATTATCGTGCTCAAGTAGCAGTTGCCAAAGCAAAGGATTTACCTAAACCACGTATTAGTAATTATTTGGGTGAGTGTTTTTTAAAGATTGCTACACATCTTTCTTATAAACCAAACTTTGTAAATTATATGTTTAGAGATGATATGATCTCTGACGGTATAGAGAATTGTGTACAGTATATTCATAACTTTGATCCTAATAAGTCTAAGAATCCTTTTGCTTACTTTACTCAGATCATTCATTATGCTTTTTTAAGAAGGATTCAAAAAGAGAAGAAGCAATTAGAAATTAAGACAAAGATAATTGAGAAAACTGGATATGATGAAGTAATGGTAGTTGATGATGGAGCACTTGCAGGTAGTAGTTCTGATTATAATACCATTAAAGATAATATTCAATATAAGTCTGGTAACAGATGAAGTTAGCAATAATAACGGATCAGCATTTTGGTGCTAGGAAAGGATCCCAATTTGTACATGATTATTTTGAAGAGTTTTACAATAATGTCTTCTTTCCCTATCTCGAAGAACATCAAATCGATACTGTTATCGATATGGGTGATACCTTCGATAATAGAAGGAATATAGATCTTGCTTCTTTAGAATGGTCTAAGAGAGTATATTTTGATAAGTTAAAATCTTTAGGTGTTCATTTACATTCTATTGTAGGAAATCATACTGCATATTATAAGGATACTAATGATGTAAATTCAATTGATTTATTATTAACTGAGTATGATAATATATCTGTTTATTCTGAGGCATCTCAGATAAAGATAGATGGTTTAGATATTTTATTGTTACCTTGGATAAATCAAGAAAATAAAGAATCTACTTTTGATATTGTTAAGAAGTCAAAAGCAAAGGTTGCTATGGGTCATTTAGAATTAAATGGATTTAGAGCACATACTACTCATGTTATGGAACATGGTATGGATATTGATCCTTTTGATAAATTTGATAAAGTATATTCTGGACACTATCATACAAGATCTGATAATGGAAAAATTTATTATCTAGGTAATCCTTATGAGATATATTGGAATGATGTGAATGATACTAGGGGTTTTCATATATTTGATACAAAAACAAAAGAACATTCTCCTGTAAATAATCCATATAAATTATTTCATGTAATCTATTATAGGGATCATAATTATAAGTTATTTGATGCAAGAGAATTAAAGAATAAGATTGTAAAGATTGTTGTTAGAGAAAAAACCGATCAGAAACAATTTGAAAAATTTATAGATAAATTATATGCCTCTGGAGTACAAGATCTCAAAATTGTAGAAAATTATGTTTTACAAGAAAGTGAAGATTTTGAAGCTGAAGAAACTGAAAATACTATTAATTTATTGAGTAGGTATATTGATGAATCTGAATTTGAGTGTGATAAAAATATAATCAAAGGTATTATTCAACAACTTTATAGAGAGACTTGCGAGGTAGAATAATGTTTCTCCTTACATTAAAAGATCAACAAGCCGAAGGGGCATATGCTGTCCATAATAGTTACGGAGAAAAAGTTCTTTTTTTGTTTCAAAGTGAAGATGATGCTGAGAGATATGCTATGATGTTACAAGAACAAGAAGATAGTGAAATGGATATAGTAGAAATTGATGATCAGCTTGCCATTGCTACGTGTAAGCGGTATAATTATAAGTATGCTGTAGTTACCCCAAACGATATTGTTATTCCTCCTAAAAATGAATGATAACTTTTAAGAAGATTCGGTGGAAAAATTTTCTTTCCACTGGTGATCAGTTTTCAGAAATTGATTTTTTAATGAATGCGACCAATTTAATAGTTGGTACAAATGGTACTGGAAAGTCAACTGCTTTAGATGCTCTTACATTTAGTTTGTTTAACAAACCATTTCGTAAGATTAATAAAGGTCAGTTAGTTAATAGTACTAATGAGAAGGGTTGTTTGGTTGAAGTAGAATTTAATTTAAATGGTCGTGAATACTTAGTAAGAAGAGGAATCAAACCAAATGTATTTGATATCATAGTAAATGATGTGGCAATGCATAAGGAGGCAGATGATCGTGCCATGCAAAAGATTCTTGAGGAAGGTATATTAAAATTAAATTATAAGTCATTTACTCAGATTGTAATACTTGGTAGCAGTGCTTTTGTTCCTTTTATGCAATTATCTGGAACTAATCGTAGAGAAGTTATTGAGGATCTTTTGGATATTCGTGTATTCTCGGCAATGAATGCTAAGATTAGAGAGAAGATGAAAATACAAAGAGATGAGATAAGAACTTTAGAGTTGAGTAAGGAGAATGTAAAGGATAAAGTTGAAATGCAAAATAACTTTATCAATGAATTGGAGAGTAGAGGTAAAGAGAGAATAGAAGAGAAGAATGGTAAAATAAATTTATTGGAAGGTGAAATACAAGAAACATCTGATGAGACAGAATGTCTTGTAAAGGATGTTGAGATGTTCAATAATGATTTGGAAAGTTTTTCTGGAGCAAATAAAAAGTTAAAGAAACTAAACACTCTTAAGGGTCAAATTACTCAAAAAGTATCTACTATTACCAAAGAACATAAGTTTTTCACAGATAACACGGTTTGTCCTACATGTACTCAGTCTATAGAAGAAGAGTTTCGTGTAAATAGAATTGCTGATGCTCAAACTAGAGCAAAGGAGTTGCAAACTGGTTACAGGGAACTGGAAGAAGCAATTCAAAAAGAAGAGGAAAGAGAGCATCAGTTCACCAAACTATCAAAGGAGATTACTAAACTCAATAATGGCATTTCTAAAAACCATACTCGCATCTCTGGATGTCTCAGACAGATCAGAGATTTGGAATCGGAAATTCAGAAACTTACCGATCAACATGCAAACAGAAATACTGAACACGAAAAATTAGAAGAGTTTAAAGAAAATCTCCAACAAGTATTCAAAAAATTAGCAGATAAGAAAGAAGAGATCATGTATCATGATTTTGCATATTCTTTGCTAAAGGATGATGGAGTAAAGACAAAAATTATAAAGAAGTATATGCCTTTGATTAATCAACAGGTTAATAGGTATCTTCAGATGATGGACTTCTATATTAACTTTAAATTGGATGAGGAATTTAATGAAACTATTGAATCCCCTATTCATGAGAAGTTTTCTTATGCTTCTTTTTCTGAAGGAGAGAAGATGAGAATTGATCTTGCACTTTTATTCACTTGGAGAGAAATTGCTAGAGTTAAAAATTCTGTGAATACTAATTTATTGATTATGGATGAGGTATTTGATAGTTCGCTTGATACTTTAGGTACTGATGAATTTCTTAAAATTATTAGATTTGTAATTAAGGATGCGAATGTATTTGTAATATCTCATAAGACAGAACTACATGATAAATTTGATAGTGTAATTAAATTTGAGAAAGTTAGAGGGTTTTCTCGTATAGCAACTTGATAAATATTTAAAAAGTATTACAATGTCTTGGCATATTAAAAAAACAAGTATGATTGGTGGAGACACCTATTATAAAGGTGATAATAGATGGAGTCAAAATTTTGATGATAGGAAAACCTATACATCACAAGCAAAAGCAAAGGCAGATACTCCATATATTTGGACAAAGAAAACTGATTCTGGTTGGGATGTAACCGCAGTCAAAGAATAAATTATGACAGATCGTGAAGAAATCCAATCTCTTAAAAGAGAAGTGGCTGAATTGAAAAGAGATTTGAGTAAACTACAGAATGCTATAACTGGTCTTCCAGAAATAGGCGATAAGGTTCAAAAACGATTATGGTGGTGATGAACACTCCAAACTGGCAACACCACTCCAAGAAGGAGAGGAAACGAAAACTTAAACCGCAAG